TCTCGTCGAAGGGACGGATGTAACGGTAAGGTACTGAATTATAGAAATTACCGTTTTCACCCTTAAATTGAATAGCTCGACGGACAAACTCTACATCACGCAGATCACCTTGAATATATTCATCTGCATTACTGCATGAAAAATCAGGATACTTAAGATCTACAGCACGAACCCAATATCCTTCGGATTTGAGTCGCTTTACCATATGACTACCAATAAACCCACCCGCACCAAGAACAAGCGCAGTTTTTCTATCGTCAAACATTTCTCTTTTTTAATTCCTTCCTATGTATAATACTAAAAAAGACCCTTGATGTCAAGGGTCTTTCTTCAGGCTCGCCAGTTGGCATGTTTTCTGACCCTTACCAACGGGGTCAAAAGTTTGATGTAATATTAAATGAAACTGTATATCTATTATCTAAAGTAGGATTGACATAATGTGCCAAATTTGCTGGGAATATAATTACAACTCCTTCTTTAATTGAATCGCAATTTTTTGTGTTAATAGAGTGATTCAAATAAAATATTTGATCCATCACCACAAAAGAAGTCGTGTTAGCTCCATTCACATCTAATAGATATACACCTGAAAAAGTTGTTCCAGATGTATCTTCATGTGTGTGAACTTCTTGATATCCACCTTTGGGATAATAATTAAACCACACTTCATTCAATCGACTATTTGATGGATACTCAACTAAATCAACTTCAGTAAGCATCTTATCAAATGAGTTCCAAATCACAGATGTTACAAACTCTTCGTCAAAATAAGGCAATGAAAGTTCGATTGAAGAAAAAACTTTACAATCCCATCTTTTGATGAGTAGATTTTCTTTTTCTTCTAAGTATGTTTGCCTTATCTGAGGTAGAATTTTCTTTTTTATTTGCTTATGATTTGGAACTGGTGTCCAAAAAATAAAGGGTGATTTAAAGGTTTTAATCACGACGCACGATGTCTTTTACATAGTTAGGCACGCCAGCAGGATCAAGCCATTTGGTGTACTCGAAGTCTTCCATTGCAGTCAGAAGTTGCATCTGATTGTCAAGAAGATACATGTCACTATAACGCTTGGTCCAACTGTCCGCTTTTTGAATACGAAAGTCGGGGAACCCATTTTCTAGGGTTCCACATTCAACATAACGATAGGGAAAACGTTCTAGGATAACTTTCATGCAACCTCAATAGATTGAAGATCGGCATAAATCTGTTCCATTAGAATCTCATAATCATCAAGAGGATCACCTGAGAACACAACACCATTATTTTCATAATAGCGACGAACTTTTTTGAAAAGTTTTGGATTCTTTACATCCAGAAGAAAATCACCGTTAGCAGCACCTTGAAGGGTTTGAACGTCTTTCTTGAACTTTGCAGTCAGTGTCATTGGTTTGGTTGATTACCTAGTCATTATAACGGATGAGAGCGATGAAGTCAATCCTTTTCGTACTCATCCGTCATTTTTTTGTGTAGATCTGCGAAATCATTTGTCAGATCTATAAAGCGGTCAGCCCAGGTGTCTCCACCTTCCCGACCTTTGAGTGGATTGATGCAGGTAGCATCTCCATGATTGTTGCAAACAAGTCCTGCAAGATCTAATTCAGATCCTTTAGCACCCGTTGACCACATGTGTTGACCATTTATCCAGACAGCCCCGCATTTGGGGCATTCCTTACGTTCCAAGCTAAGCTCGGACAAGTTTCGGTCGTTCATTTTTTTAGTTAGAGAGAGGGAGGTGGACCTAGCTTATCTAACACTTCTTGTTGTTTAAGATAGAGATAAGCATATTGAAGCAACACCTTTTTGATCTCGTCTATATCGTCGCAGTCAGCGACTTTTCTAGAAAGCATCTCGTAGGTGAACTGCTTTTCCGATGATTGTAAGTCCATGATACTATTTAACGTGCTTCCATCCTAACAAATTCCTCCTTAAGATTGTAGTACAATTTGTTACGATTTGTTACCACATAGTATCCTGTAATCTCACTGCTATTGCAGGTATAACCATAGCCTTTCACTTTTTCACATACACCATTGATATTAAAACACTTGTCTGTGTGAAGGTAATCGTGATAGCGTTCGTCTAGGTTGATCATCGGATTTCAAAATTGAGTTTGCGAACTTTGCGTTTCCGCCTGTTCTCCTGATATTCTAAGTCCTCTTTATTGAGAACGCCACCTTTCTTTAGATTTGTGTTAGAATTCAGAAGAACGACTTGTGATAGGTCACTTGCTGTAACTTTATCCCCCTGTAAGGTCATCATATTGGGGCACCCGCAACTTTGGCTCTTGGGACTCGATGTCAATTCTTTGTTGCAGGTTTTGCATCTGACAGATAACATAGTTGAGTTTCTCCTTAATCTCATTTAATTCTTCATGAATATCTTGGTGATGAAATCGAAGTGGTTTTTGAATTAACTTTTTTAATTTTTTAGATTTCATTAAGGCAGCATCCTCCATATATGACTGTCAGGCGAAGCTTCATATTTTAAATGATAGTCAATCATTGACTCTGCGATATAGCAATATGCAACAGTAGTCCTAAAAGCATCTTGCTTTTTATTTGTTGGTTGTCTTCCATGATGATCCCAGTTTGATTGAATCAATACTCCACTATTAGGTATATAGGGATAATATTCATACTTTTCAGACTCTGGATTGTAACAGACAAACTCCCCACCCCATTCAGTATTCCAATCGGGTTGTGTAAAAAGCACAAAGGTCCAGAAATGGTCTTCTCCAAAATCTTGATGAAATGATGAATGCTGATTTACAGTCTGACCATTAAAATGAACTTTACAGCATCTTACATTTTCTTGAATAATTTTTTGGATCTTTAATTTTATATGAATAGCCGCATCTAGAAATATAAGTTCTCCCCAATCTGCGGTTCTTCCCCAATTTATGAAGTCACCTTGATAACTTTCATTGCAATATTCCCAATACTTTAGATCATCACCCAAGCGATCAAATAAAGAATCAGGTAAAACATTATAAATTTGATGACCTTGATTTATTTTCGGCATGACAGTTATCAATATTGTTCCAGTGTCTTACGGCATTTGCCACGATAGCCACATTGGTAACCATGTAAGCAAACAGAATAAAGGTGCGTATGCCAGCAATAATATCTGCTTCTCTATCTGTTCGTCCACTTTTTTCACCTAATGCTTTTGCCCATACTCTCCAAAGAGATTTTTGTTTTTTCATTTATATATACACCCTCTATAAGCCAAATGTCGGACTTGAACCGACGACCTACGGTTTACAAAACCGTTGCTCTATCCAGCTGAGCTAATTTGGCAACTCCCCTTCCTGGGATCGAACCAGGGACCAAACGATTAACAGTCGTTCGCTCTACCGCTGAGCTAAAGAGGATTGAAGCGGGTGACGGGGATCGAACCCGTGATTCCAACTTGGAAGGATGGCGTGTTACCGCTACACCACACCCGCGAGGCGATTCAGGTAGGACTCGAACCTACGACCGACTGCTTAGAAGGCAGTTGCTCTATCCAGCTGAGCTACTGAACCTTGCGCTTTTCCTTGAAGTATATAGTATAATACTTCTTCTTCATTTTGTCAAGAATCTCTTGATCTTCTTTGAACCCCATGTACTTGAGGAGTTGGGATGACCCCTCAAGTTCACTAAGTAATCTTAGTATATTAGTGGGTGTTACGTCAAGCCCTCCAGGTGTAAACTCATCCAATTTTGAGTTTGCTGGCATAATCATATGAATAGACTTCACGATTACCTTTGATGCCCCACCCCAACCAATAATAGGCAGGAACCATGTATTGAGAGATTGTATAACCACGTCCCTCAAATTCAGGCAGGACTGCTTGGAATTGATTCTCGTTAATCATGTAACGAGTCTGACATTCCAAACCACTAGGGTCACATCCATACTTAGAAGCAAAGGAACCTAACCCCATATAACGGCTCTCAGTGGTCCACTGAATGAGTCCGTAACCACCGCTATGGCAATCAGAGTAAGGAACTCTAGCCCCTCCCTCGCAAATGTTGGGATAGAACTTACTTTCCTGTTTAATGTTTCCCATGATCGTTGCAAGGGCATTACGATCAGTAATTTTTGTTTTTTCTTGGATTTGTTCCAGGACATACTTTTCTTCGGGTGTACATTCGGGACACTTCCAAGTCTGTTCAAACTCAAATGTAGAAATTTGAACTGGTGGTGGTGCAGTAACAACAGTGGGTGGTGGTGTAACAGAATGTTCAAGGAACAGTCCTAGACCAATTGCACCAATCGCAACCGCGATCATGTTTTTATCCTTTGACGACATAACCTATATTAGTGCAAGTGTCCGTGATTGTCAACAGGCTTGTTCTTGAAGATCCTTGCCCTACCATCCCATCTATCTACGAGGTCATGTTTATCATAAACAATACCACTACCGTGGATTGGATCACTAGTATAGCCCTGTCTCATATCACCAAAAGTATCATTAACGATAAATTCACCATCCTCTAAACCGGCTATAACGACTGGATGGTTACCAGTTAGTGTACCAATATGTGATGTGCGATTATTATATCTACCAAAGTTTTTAATAAAAATAATTACAGGTCTTTTAGATTTAATTTCTTTTTCAAGATCTTCAAAAGTAAACCCATTTACAATTTCAGATTCAACACCACATTTTTTTAAGGCCTCGGTTTGAACATCTTCTACAGAATTATCTATAGAAGAAACAACATCAAAATATTCTTTTTCGGAATATTCTGAATTAGAATGTCTTGTAAAATATTCTAGACAAATATAACTAGAAAGAGTATCACATTCATCAATATTGAATGAACAACATGATGCCAAACCTAATGGTTCAAAAGTACTTTCTTCACCTCTATAAACTTTAACCCACTTAGCATCTGTAGATAAAAATTCTTCAGGAAGACTTTTCTCCAATATCTCAAGAGCTCTAAGATGATTTAAGTCTCTTCTAAGATAATTATCAAAGAAGTAATGTAAATTAATTTTATTTTTCATTGATCAAAATAATCTTTTCTATAATATCTACCCAGTATATTTGAGTTATAGAACGCTGGGGTACCATCCTCTAATGTTTCCGATAAGACGTTATGTAAGAAGAGTTGTTTAGTCTCTTCAAAATTTACACGTCCTTTTGTATGGTGGACAGAAAGTATTTCTCTTTTGAAGAAGGTATTATTTCCAATTCTACGGCGCTCTTCATTAAGTTCGTCAGAGCTTCCGTAGTATTTTTTCCAGTCGCTTTCACTTTTAACTCTCCTAGACTTACCTCTAGGTTTTCGTAGTTGCCAAAAGTACTTGCGTCCGATGTATTGTTTACCTGATTGAAGATTAGTGATCCTGTAGACAAAACCGTACAGATCGTTAATGTCCTCAGATAGAAAAGGTGATCCCTTAAAAATCCACGGATTTTCATAGTCAACTTCCACATGAGATAACTCTACTGCGGATATTTAGTCGGGATATCCATCATCATCATCAAATAACTCATCGTAATCACCATAATACTGTGGAGGATCGTCAAAATTCTCCCTCTTATCTACATAAGATTT